CAAACACATTATTCGCCTGAACACTTGTCATACATTTTACGTTACCGATAGTAGGTCTGTTGAATAGAAACGCAGCACTTGATAGTGGTTGTAGAGGGGCTGACGGAGAATTTCTCATAAAATAATCCGAAAAATTTACAGTTGAATCCAAAGCACTGTAGTAACCCAAATTAGGTGTTGTAAACGCCGAAAACTTATTACCAGCCTCAAAGAAATAAGAGGTTTCATAAACTCCACTTTGAGTGTGTCCTTGCACCGAGTTTCCGCCAGATGGTAAATTTTGAATGGGAATATTCAATCTTGTTTCTGCGGTGAAACTAATTGCATTTTCACTCGAGTAACCAAACAATTTTCCCACACCATATTTGTTATTGTATAATGGAGAATATGGGTCAACTCCCCTTTGTAGTATCAAAATATATTGGTCATCAAAACCATCAAAAATATTCTCGTAATCATATGTCGCCGAAAAACCGTTTTGGGGGTCTCTCCAATTTACAACCACATCCCTTGTGGGGTAAAAGACCTCCACATCAGAAAGAAGAATATCAACAAAACTACCCGTTGTTGGTGAATTATTCCATATTTGTCTTGCTTGCGATATTGTTAAACCCGTCAAAACTTGATAATATTCCAAGTCCATTGGGAAGTCGTAGTTAGTTACACTAGAACCCTCACTCAACGTGTAAGTAACTACAGGTGAAAGTGAGGTTTGTGTGGAAGCGTATTGAACTTGTATTGGTCCACCATTAGGAAGTTTGGTAGTTCCTGTGATGCCTTGACGTAAGTTATTATTACCGACCGCTCCAGGATAAAAATAGTTGGGGTCTCTACTATTCAATGGGTTCACAAATGTCAAAAGAGTACCCGCAGCAAGATTAGTTTGAGATAAAATTGTAAGGGTACTATCGAAGTGATTCACAGTAGTATTCGATGGATTATCAAACGAAACACTTATCTTGTTTAATCCATCAAAAAACTTTTTTCGACCATTAAAAATATTAATCCTTTCACCTAACGGTAAATCATACGAATATGCGAAAATTCTAACGGGAGAATTGAAACTTCCGGTAACTTCGGGTAGAACTTGTACGGGTGATTCTGTAAATCTAACTTCCCCTAAAACTTGGAAGTTCGTTGTTCTTGTTCCTATGGCTTGGGAAAAAATGGAAGCAACTGTATTCTTATTCGCCTCTGAAGGTTGTCCTTGGTCATCGAGGCTATATGGTAATGAAGAATTTAAAAGACCTTGAAAATAATAACTATTATCAGAAACAGGTGTAAGTATTGGTTCTCCCTCAGAGGTTGAAGTTGTATCAACGTAAGAATCATTCGCGCAGGCACAACCCTCACATTCAGGATATGTTAACATAGGAAGACCGAAACCTCTTAGTTGGTCTCCGTCTCTGAGTGACCTACTGAGGACTCTGGCTAGTTGGTATAAAACAATAAAAACAGGAAAAAGTACTTGAAAAATTTGGAATATTATTGAAAACAAAAAATATAATAGGTCGAAGTTTTTAAATCCTTCGTTAACAGGAAACTTGTTTACGGTTGAAGCGCATTCATTGTTGTCAATTTCTTTAATTCCAATGAATCTTCCACGTCCTGTTAGAAGATTAAATGCAGGTATGTTCCTTTTATATTGGTCTATTAAGGAAGAAACAGTATAGACCTTATTGTAATCGAACTCATAAAAAGTATCTTCACAATTAAAAATCTCGGTTTCCCTTTGGGTCTTTAAAGTTCCCGTATATCCATTGGTGTATCCAGTCCAATCTAAACCAAAATAATAGGAACTCGATAACCGACGTTGTGTGGTTGTATTTGTTGAATACGCCGGGTCTGTGAATGGGTCAGTCCATCCAAATTCACGAACATTTGGTACCAAATAATATGCTCTTTTGATTTGTTCAGTGTTAGACGGTGGTTGTTGCCACTTAACTTTAAATCGGTATTTCGCCTTTGTAGGAATACCAATCGATGGGTCATTACTCAATATTCTTGAACCATCTTCGGCAGTTGTTACATAATTTAAATTCATTGGAACTTCCGTCAACCACGTACCGTTCTCATCTATGATGTTTCCTGAGTTCTCTAATCGATATTCTTCCAATACAGGTCTTCCTTGACCATCTTGGAATATTGTTTGTCTTACAGCCAATATTTGACCTGGACCCGCCTCCAACTCACAAAGGTTTCCAAAATTATCTTTTGGTTTACACCCTGAGCTCAAAATACCAGGTGGAAAATTACTTCGGAACTGAGGCGCGTTGATTTTGTACTTATCTATTGTTGAGAACATAGAACCCATGAATATTGAAGACGGAGAAATTTCAATATTTGCCTCGATTCTCAAATCAAAATCAACACGGTTAACCGCGGCTTGACACTGAGATGGGTCACCCCAAAATGGACTGACCTCAAATTGTTTTCTTATTGACACAATCTGTGGGAGTGTGTCAATATCAGGTGAAGCCAAAAATCTGTCACCCGCAACCTGAGCCGGTGTGGCTCTTCCCATTCTAATCAAATCTTGTGGTGTGAGTGAAAATTCACCGATATCACTCAAATCCAAATCCATTAACACGGTTTGAACTCCAACGGGAACACCAAAAATCATATAGTCCCCACTTTCATTTGTTTTTACAGTGTACTTATAGTACTTGTCGTAAATCTCGGCGACTAACGGGTCTTTTAATACATCCTCACGGGTTGGGAAAGTGCCCGTCGCAGCATGGTTAGTATATGATGGGGCATAAGGTAAAACATTAAAACGATATCCGTCAACGTTAGTATCATCAGGATTAACGTATGGATAAACCGCCACGATTTGTTCGTTGGCAGCATCGGTCTCGAGAATAGGAACAAATATGGTTACCTTAACGTTTGGAACTCCAAGTCCACTGTTAGCAACCACACGACCAACAACAACCCCATATTGAGCACAGTCTCTGTTGTATACGTCCTCTTGTCCAATTTGAAGGGAAAGAATTTCTAAAAATTCAAAATCTTGGTCAAGCTCAAACGACAGAGTTTTGTTGATACCAACTTCCGTGTTTATTCTGTATGATTTTCCCATTCAAACTTTTTAAAATAAATAGTTATTTTGGGTTTTTCTAAGAAAGCCCAATTACATAAAGGAAATATACCTTGAGGGAAAATTAAATAAAGGTGTTAAGAAAAAGAAACATTTTGGAAGTTCTTAACCTTAACTTTGATATCTTTTTGTGGGAATCTGACTTGATACGCTTGGTTTGGTTGTGCAAACAATGTGTCATCCACTGGTTGGATAATTTTTAGTTCAGGGTCGGCATATCTCATGGAAGTTTGTGCGGATGAATATTGTCCCCCCACTTTATTTTCCACCACCAAATCAGCCACAGTAATTACACCTGTTTGTTGTTGAACAATTGTTCTAAGTTCTGACAGATAAACGTTTTGTCCCAACTCTCTGATTTGTGGATTCATATAAGCAGCCACTCGGTTAACAATTTCGGATATAATTTGTCCTGAGTTTTGGGTGGCATCCAATACAGCAGAGATCTCAAATGCCAAATCAAGAACCTCGGCTGAGGTAACTTGAATGTAGTCATTCATCATTCTGTAATTTGATAGGTAACTGGCGACGTTTTGTCTCAGGGTATTTGATACAATTGGTGTAAGTTTTCCTGAGGTATCATAAGACAGCAAACTAATAATAATCTTGTTGTTATTTTCTGTAATTGCCACCTTGGCTGGTGCCCCAAATTGTGCTGGCATCAATCTAAGAAGGGAGTCGTAATCATTTACAGTAACCGCCCTCTTCTGAGCCGCGAAGTTAAAGGTTACATAGTTTCTAACCTCCTCAACACTTGGTGGGTTTGCCCCTCCGATTGCCGCAGTTACGTTATTACATCTTAGGGATTGTATAACACTATTATTAATGTTCTGTGATGGACCATTGACGAAGAATGTTACAGTTCCCACCTGATTGATAACATTGGTACCGAGGTTTGTTGCCAATCCCCCACCCACTCTGTATTGAACAAAAAGAGTTGTGTTAGGAATTAGTGTGGAACCCAACGAGAAGTTGTTCTGAAGTGATTGTATTGTCACAGGAACCCCAAGATTGGTAAACGCATTGAGTTGGTCTTGGGCTGATGTGCTACCACCACCAAAGGTAACCTTCATAAATCCTTCAGGGGTAAACTCGGTAATAAATCTATTGTTGGTTTGGACGTATCGACCTACCTTAATACCCGGTTGGTCTGATACTTTAGTCGGGTCTTCAACGAAGATTCTGTCTTCAGCCAAAGCATCAACTTCATACCATCTGTTTTCAACCCCTAAGAACTCCGCTGCGGTTGGTACGTTAGTGTAGTTGGTACCATTCTTAAGAAGAACACTTGTAACTCCCAAAACGTTCTTGTCAGGAAGGAATAATTCGAAGAATGGTCTAACGTCACTGGCATTGATAACTCTCTTGAAAACTTTGGTAAGTCCATTAACCACCTGTTCTCTTTTGGTTATCGTGTAGTTGATTAGGTTTCCGTTTCCATCGAAGTTGGGAACCTTAAGTCTGTTAGGGAACCCTTGTGAGTTATATGGTGATGCAAAATCAACATCATATTGAGTTTCAAACACAATACCCGCACCGAACACCTGAGAACCACGAGTAAGAGTTCCAAGGTATCTTTCGTCTTCTTTGTCACCAAAAGCCGGTACCGTGATTGAGAAGTCCACCAAAGATACAGAAGGTCTTTGACCTGGTATCTTTAGACCATAAGTTCTGGCAATGTTGTAAATTGACGACCTTTGTTGAGCATACTGAAGTACCGTCTCTTGGATACTTCTGTCAATATGATAGTGGAGGTTGTCGGCTACGGCGGCATTCAAATCCAAGAACACCGAAAATACTGAGGCATCATTAAAGTCCTGAATAAGTTCGGGATAGTAGGTTCTAACGTAGTTTTGGAGTTCAATCCTAATACTTTCGTAGTCTCTTACTGTATAGGATATTTTGTTGTTTGCCATATAATGTTAAATATTGAGGATAACAAAATCACTTTGGGCGAATGCCAAGTTGTCCACCGAAAAATCAATTCTGATTTTTGCTGTGTATTCGGAAGTCCCTTTACCAGGTACTCTGAACGGGGTATTGGCATCTTGAGCCAACTGACCACCTCTACTTTGAGCGTTGTCCACTTCAACGGAGGGGTCGGCAGGTTCTATTGTTATATTATTGATTAGTAAGTTTGGAATGTATTTTGAAACAGAATCTCTAATGTCAGCCTCGATGGCATTGAAAGTAAGTCCGTCAAATGGTTCAAACAGGAATTCATATAATCTTGTGCCAAAATCAGGTAAAAAATATCTTGAACCCTTTCTCGTTAAAAGAAGGTGTACAAGGTCACTTTTGATTTGAGCATATTGGGTTTCCGTCAACAACAAGAAATCCCCTTGGGTAGAATCTTGGAAGGGAAAAGCTAAACCATATGTAATTCCATCTGCCATATCACATAAATATACCCGTTAAGTTTTTATAAGGAATAAAAAAACCCGACACATTATGCCGGGTTTTTCATTCAATAAGGTTCGAATTCCTTAATTATGCCTCACAAGCCACGCAGTGAAGGTCATTTAAGTTCAGTTTCTTTCTTGCGAAAGCCTGAGCCGAGTTCATTGAGTGTTGGTAATAAAGAGTCTTAACCCCTAACTCCCAAGCGTCGACCAACAACTTATTGACATCCTTAGTTGGCATGTCAGGTGAAATCATTAGGTTCAAAGATTGTGCTTGGTCAATGTAGTCCTGTCTTACAGCCGCTTGGTTGATGATTGAAGACTGATTTACCTCAGCAAAAGTTCTGAATACTTGTTTTTGTTCTTCAGTCAAGAAGTCCAAGTGTTGTACCGAACCATCGTGTTTCTTAATACTTTCCCAAGTCGCCTTGTTGTCTTTACCAAGTTCACCCAACAACTTTTTCAACACAGGGTTCTTAATTGTCACCTTAAGTTTAGCCACGTCCTTCACATAACAGTTAGACCAAATTGGTTCAATAGATTGTGAAACCTGTCCCAAAATAAACGCTGAAGAGGTTGTTGGTGCAATAGCGTTCAAGGTTACATTCCTTCTTCCGTAACCAACCAAGTGTTCGGGCTCTCCAAACAATTCAGCCAATTCTGAGGAAGCTTTGTAAGACTTATCCTTAATCAACTTGAACACCTCAACGTTCAATCTTGCAGTTTCACGACTATCAAATGGTAAGTTTTTGGATTGTAACAACGAGTGCCAACCAAGTACTCCCAAACCAAGAGCTCTTTGTCTCTTAGCGAAGTTGTATGCCTTTTCGAGGTAGAAGAACGCTCTTTTTCCTTCGATAGTTCCAGCATCTCTAATCGCTTCAATCTTGGTTAAGAACTCCGATACAACCGCGTCAAGGAAATAAACCATAACCTCAACAGCGTCTGTGTCTTTCCACTCTTCGTAGTGGAGAAGGTTCATCGAAGACAGAACACAAACAAATGATTCTTCTTCAGAATTGTGGAGAGCAATCTCAGAACAAAGGTTGGAATTGTAAATCTTCATTCCTTTATCCTGATAAACTTCAGGAGCTTTCTTGTTCATTGTGTCGGTGAACATGATGTATGGATAACCAATCTCACCTCTTCTTTGAATAACTTTAGCCCAAATAGCTCTCTTAGCTTTGTCACCAGCAATCATCTGTTCCATAAACTCATCAGTCACGGTAACTGCGTGGGTCAAGTCTTGAATTGGGAAACCTTCAGTTCCAATTTCCAAGAATTCCATAATGTCAGGGTGTTCCACAGGGAGGTATGGAGAGAATCGACCTCTACGAGTAGAACCCTGAGAAATGTTATCAACCACACTTTGGAACAAGTTCATAAAGTGAACCGCGCCAGGCGCATGTCCATTGTCAGTAATCGTAGCTCCTCGTTCACGGATGTTACCAAAATATCCTGAGGTACCACCACCCATTTTACTCATCTCACCAACTTCAGCCTGAGTGTAAAGAATTGACTCAATATTATCACCTACATTCGAACCGAAACAACTTACAGGTAAACCTCGTTTTTTACCGAAGTTAGCCCAAACTGGTGAAGAAAGTGAATACCATCCTCTACCCATGTAGTCGTAAAATTTTTCAGCAAATCCTTCCATACCCAAAAGTTTTTCGGCATGTTCTGCAATTGTTTTTATACGCTCCAAGGGTTCTTCACCTTCACTGAGATATCCTCTGCGGAGAAATGTGATTGACTCGTCATTAATCCAGTCAAAAGGTTTTCTATTTTCCATATTATTATCTGTTGTTTTAAATTAGAATAGGTCGTTAAGTGTAATTGATTTTGATTTTTTACTGTAGTTGATACTTCTTTTATTGAAGAAATCAGTGTGTTTGGTGGTTAGAATTTCATCATCGAACCATTCTGTAGTCTCCAATAACTTTTCATCAGTTTCAAATACGTTGTCAATTCCTATAGAGTTCAAAGATACATTGAAACGATGTTTAATAAATTCTATTGTTTGTTCTTTTGTGAGAAAATCTACATCTCCCTTTTCAAAAATCCAATCAACGATTTCTGATTCAGCTTCGAACGCTTCAATGGTTGCTTGTTTCAAATCTTCAACAAGTTCGTTAGTCCACCAACTTGGGTTTTCTTTCTTGATAAGGTTCACCAAATCAAAACCAAACTCAGCGTGGATATTCTCTTCTTTTGAAGTCGCCTCAACAGCGTTACTCATACCCTTCAAAACATTTTTGTGTTTGTTAAATGACATGATAACCAAGAATTGAGAGAACAACGATACGTTCTCAACAAACATTGAAAACAAAACAACCGATTCAAAGTAGTCTTGGTTTTCCACCGACTTAGACGTCGAAATAGATTTTTCCAAATACTTAATTCTTCTACGAATAGCCGGTACCTCCAAAAGATTTTCAAACTCTTTGTTCAATCCAAGAAGTTGAAGGAGGTGTGAATAAGCATCTGCGTGTCTTACTTCAGACTCAGCAAAAGTTGCCCCAACACTTCCGATTTCGGGTTTTGGTAATCTTTTGTAAATGTCACCCCAAAAGGTCTTTACCGCAATTTCAATTTGGGAAATTGCCAACATAGCTCTTTGTACCGCTGATTGTTCTTTTTCATTCAAATGAACTTTGAAATCTTGAATGTCAGAAGTGAAATTGAATTCTGTATGAACCCAATAAGAGTGTCGGATTGCGTCAACATACTCAACCAAATTAGGATACTCGTAAGGTTTAAGAGCAATCCTCTTGGTGAAGATGTTTGGTTGATGTTTTGAACGGTAAATGATGTATTCCTTAGCAACATCATTTAATCCGTTATCCATCAACTTATTCTCCACCATGTCGTGAATTTCATCAACATGTGGGACATAAATTTTGTTGTTTCTAAAAATACTTTTCTTTGTGATACGAGCGATTTTTTCAGCCATTTCATGGTCAACTTTGCCAACAGACAACATTGCTTTAGCAACAGCGTTTTTAATCTTCTCTTCCTCGAAAGGTACTTTATCACCACTTCGTTTAATAACGAAACGTGGTTCAACTGAGTTAACTAATTCAGAATTATTCATAATACTTGAGTTTTAATAAATTTTTGACAGAGAATTAAATTGGTTGTTGTTCTCTTTGACGGCGTTTTTCCAAAAGCTCCCTAACCCTATCACCTTTCTTCTGTTCTTGTTGTTCCTCAAATCCAAGGAAGGTTACAGAAGACTCAGTGTCGATTACCAAGAGTTCGTTGTCGAACTTACAGTTCTCAAAGACAATACCATCTTGTCCCAAACGAGACTTGGTAATTGCGATTGTTGCCAACTTCATTTCTTTTTGTTGGAGTGTTTTGGCTACTGAGATAATAACGTGTCCAACTTGAGCCTTTTTGATGGAACCACCCATTTGGTCAGTGGTTACAACTTCTGAAGAAATTGAACTACGGTTACCTTGAGTCGCAGTCCATCCTGCAATTCCAAGTTCGTGACACATCGCCTCGAAATGTCTCATAACTGAACCTTCAGCTTTCCACTCGTCAGTTTTGAGGTTGTCGGGAACCACACAATCAATATAGTCCAAGGTAATCATGTCAACCTTGGTGCCGTCGGCAATCATCTTACGTACCTGATTCTTAATCTGATTCATTGTCATTGTATCTGACGGAAGTTTTTTCAGAATAAGTTTGTTTGGCATCGTGTTTTTGATTTCCTCGACCTTCTCCATTACCTCTTCTCTTCTTGTCGCCAAGTTATCTGGTTCGATACCAGTCCATATAGTGAAATGCTTTCTTTGAATAATCTTCGGGTTGTCCTCGAAGAAAATTTGTAAGACATTATACCCCATGTTGAAAGCGGTGTTGGCAATCTTGGTCATCAATGTGGTTTTACCAACCCCTGTAGGAGCCAATATTACACCAATTTCCCCTTTAGCCAAACCACCTTTAAGAAGACGGTCAATACCTTCGATACCCATAGGAATCGGATGTCTGAAATCGTCATTCAGAACATCGTCCAAACCCGAGAAAATATCGGTAGTACCAGTATCTCTCTCTCCAACTTGGAGTGCCTCTCTTACCATCCCTTCAACCGCATCGTAGGATTCAAAGTCTCCTTGGTCGATGATTTTTTGGGCTTTGTTCATCGCCTTTTGAAGCTCTTGTTGTTTACAGAACTTAAGGGCTTTTTCTTGAACGAAAGGAACTCCTTCAAACGGTGCCTCTTGAACTTGTTTGATTGTGTCAATAACAATCTTTAAGGCTAACTCTTGAGAAATCTCCGTCTTGGCAATTTGTTCCAAGGTTTCGAAGTTGGGTGAGGACTGGTATTTTCCGTAGTATTCACGGACCATTTGGACAATCAACTTAAAGTATTTGTTGTCAAAATAGGAAGCCTCTAAAACATCAATGATGGACTGTGCGAACTCTTTGTCTGTAATAATTTGATTGATTAATTGTAGTTGAAATGTATTGCCGAGATAGTCAAAATTCTTATTCATAGAGTCGCGTGTATCAATTAAATATTACCGAGAAAGGTCATATCCAAGCAGGTCGTACGTTAAATTTTCACCTGAAAAAATGTCAGTCAAACCTTTCAAAATGTTTTTCAAGCTGGGACGTACGTCAACCGTATATCTTACTTTTGGTGGGAACATTTTCCCGTCAAAAATTCTGTGAAAAATTGTTTCGTCTGAAATTTTGACATACATGTTGAAGTTCTCAGGACCGTCCGTGTTGGCAGTATTCATCAAATCTGGGTCCAAGAAAATTGCGTCTTGATTGTCCATCATATACATGACCGTTTTCATTTTAAGGTCATCAACCAAAGTAAGCTCGATGTCTTTCATCAATTCCTGAAGTTGAACCGAGCGACGTGCTTTGGGGTTATAGTTACGGACATTATAAAATCTCTGAACAACGATGTTTTCATTCAGAGTCAAAAGGAACTCCATTTTAATTACGGATTCTTCTTTCATAATTGTGTTTGATTTTGTTGATTAAATTTTCGTTTTTCTTTACGAGTTAGTTTCATAAAAGGTTTTAAGAAATCTACAAAAGCCTCGTCATCTTTTGGTAGATATTTGAAGAATCCATCTTCGGTCATCATAACAATAATGTTTCTGAAACCTCTACCCTCAGGGTCTAAAGTTTCACTATAATACTGTTCAACGATTTGTTTAGCTTCTTCAGAGATAAGTGGGTTTTTCAAGTCCACAATGGTTTGGTTTGTTACGTAAAATTCTTCACCCAGTTCTCCGTTTTTAGTTACACCTGATAAAATATTCCTTAAGACAATATCTTTGTTTTCTTTTACCAATTCTTTTGTCTTGGTTAAAATATCATCAACAGAAAGTTTCATATCAAGGACCTCAGGGAAAAATTTTACAAAAGTTTTCTCACCCAATAATTTAATACCATCAATATTATCGGACTTGTCTCCCATTAAAATTTTGGTGGTCAATACGTTATCGTGTGGGATATAAAAATCCCCCATTTTAACCTTGTCCCCAAAGTTATACATTTCTCTTTTTATGGGTGAAAAAACTGATGTTGTTCTGTCAACAAGTTGAAGCAAATCTTTATCGGAAGAAAAAACAATTTTTTCTTCATCAGATGCCCTACTACAATAATAGGCAATAAGGTCATCAGATTCATTCTGACGTACTTCAACCTGTCGGACAAAACATTCCTCCAAGTACTCTTTAGTTCGTTTCTTTTGGGAATAATATGACTCGAGTTTTGCCTCGTTCATATCATTCCTACGATTCATTTTGTACTGAGGATATAATTCACGACGTTGGATTGAGTTTTCGACTCCGTCCCAAAAGACGATGATTTTGTCGTACTCGTTTTGTTCCAATTGCCGTCTAAGGGTGTTGAGAAAGTGGAAAACACCCCCGATGTGATTTCCTTCCACGAATAAGTCCTTGACTCCGTGGAATCCAATTTTGAATAGATTGTCTCCATCAACAAGAAGTGTTTTCACAAAAAGGAAAATTAGTTTTCTTCCTTTTCTTCCTTCAACACAAAGTCACCATCCGAACCGATGATTTCCTTCCAATAGTCAGAGTACTCCTTCTTGTAAGCTTCAATCGAAGCCTTCTCTTCAGCAGCCTCCTTACCGGCTAAGAAAAACCGTGGGGGGTGACAATAATCTTTCCGTCTTCGTAACCCAATCCATTGATGTGGTTCTTCATAACAGAAATTTTGGTACGAGAGGCGAACTTCACAGTACGCTTGTCCTTGGTCGCAGTAATCTTGGTGGTACCCGCACCTTTTTGATTACCAAACAAGAACACCAAAGAAGAGTTGAGCCACACAGACTCTCCACCCTTGGCTTTGATTTTGGGTTGTCCGAATGGATTGTCGGGAAGTTCAACCCAAGGTTGGTTGACAATGATAAGAGTATTCTCAAACTTGGAGTCCGCTTTACGTGAACCCGAAATTCGTTGGTTGATACCCATACCAATCTTGTCTGACAAAACCGAAGCGTTGTGTTGTTTACCACCCTTACCTTCGTAGGTCATCTTACAGGGAACAGAACCCACAGAATCCCACAAGAAACATAAGCTGTAATCCAACTCACCCTTCTCTTGAGCATCCAACAAATCGTTGATGTAATCGGTGATTTGTTCAATGTACTCAAAGTTGTTATTGAAGATGAAAAATCCATCCCAATCCAACTCTCCAGTTTCTTGGTCAACCACTTCTTCACATTGAAGTCCCATCAGTCGAGCGTGTTCAAAACTCCACTTTTGTTCGGTGATGATAAACACAGGAAGGATTTCTTTCTTTTGAGCATCCAC